CAAACGTTGTTGCACATTTTACTAAACATGGCCTAGTTATGAAAAATTCAGCCAATGTTGAATTTTCAGATGGATCTATTCAAACTGTTGCAGCTGCACCAGCAAATTATACACAATCTGCATTTAATACTGCAAATACTGCTGCAACTAATATTAGTATTATGCAAGGTGTTAACACAACACAGAATACTAATATAACATCCGTAAACCAATATGCGGCTTCTGGATATGCTAAAGCTAATAATGCTTTGGCCAATACTTCAGGAACTTTTGCTGGTAATTTGAATGTTAGTGGTTATATTACACTTAATACTGTTGGTGGAATTTACCAAGAAACTGCAAGTCCATCTATAATGACTGCAAACACTACTGGTTATTTTCAAATTGTTACAAATAGAACAATACGACCACACACTTTTAGTTTTGGTCAAAATGGTTCATTAGATTTACCAGGAAATATTACTGCTAATGGAACAATGGTTCTTGCCAATTCTAATTTTTCAAATACAGAATCAGCAGTAACCATTTCAGCAACACCAACAGTTGCATTACCATCAAATGATGGTTATATGTTACACATTTCTGGTAAAGAAGGAGTTCCTTCTCGTATTGTATTTGATTCTTATGGATCAGGTGCTTATGCTGTAGTTGCTGGTCGTACCGCAAGAGGTACTGTTGCATCACCAACAGCCGTAGCAAATAATGATGTATTAATGCGAGTTTCTGGTAACGGACATGGTGGTGCTGGAGCAGGTTGGACATCAACAGGTGTGGCTCGCATTGATATTGTTGCAACAGAAAACTATTCCGCAACAAATCGTGGTTCACAGATTCAATTCTGGAATGTTCCTATTGGTTCAAACACACTCCAACAAATTGCTACATTTAATGGCGATTCTGTTCATTTTACTGGTGTTGTTAATCCACAAAAAGGTTTGTTATTATCTCCTAATGTAGTTTCTGGTATCACCAACACTTTAAATATTGATATGGCAAATAATTCATTATATAAAGTTACAATTGATAATACCGCAACAATAAATTTATCAGGATATCAAGCAGGTAAAATTGTTGAAGTTTGGATGACAAATAGTTCAGGTTCAAATAGAGTTGTTACACACGGATGCACAGCATTAAATTCAACTGTTAATTCCACAACAGTCACTATACCTGCAACAAGTTCTGCTTACTTTAAGTATTTTAGTATTGATGGTGATAATGCAAATACTTTTGTATCCGTTATTCACGCTTAATAAATAAATCATGGCTAATAAAAATCTTTTAACTTATAATGCAAAAGTTTCTCAAGTAGAGCAAACTTATTTTGCGCCTGTGGCTTCATTATTTGGTACTACAATTCCAATTAGTACCTTATATTGCTTCTTGTCCCGTGTAGTACCTTGGCCAGATGAAGATAATCCTCCTGTACCAACACAAGACCAACAATCCATCAAAACAATATTCCGCAACATGTTTGTGGCAAAATTGATTAATTCATCAAATATTAGTCCTGTAACGCAACGAATTGACTGGACTTCCGGTGAAATATATGACTATTATCAAGATAATGTTGATATGTTTGCTGTAGATGGTGCAGGTAACTTAATAAAAAGATTCTATATTCGCAACAAATATGACCAAGTATTCAAATGCCTTTGGAACAATAATGATGCCGAAGCCACAGATGAACCATTCTTCCAACCAGGAAGTTACGGAACAAACAACATTTACAAAGGCACCGATGGTTACAAATGGAAATACATGTATACCATTGATGTTGGAAGTAAGACAAAGTTTATGGACTCATCTTGGATGCCTATTCCAGTTGGTGAGAATACTCCTAATCCGATTCAAACTTCAGCCGGTTATGGTGATGTTGAAGTAATTAATGTTGTTGATGGTGGTTCTGGATATGATCCATCAAATGCTGCCATTACAGTAGTTGTTACTGGTGATGGCATGGGTGCTTCTGGTACCGCAACAGTAGAAGATGGTGTTATTACCGATATCGTTGTAACGAACTCAGGTGCAGATTATACTTATGCAAATGTGTCTGTAACTTCAACCCTCGGTTCCGGTGCAACCTTCCTTTCTCCTACATCTCCTATAGGCGGTCATGCGTTTGATCCTGTATCAGAATTTGGTTGTTCCCATGTTATGGTAACAGTAGAATTTAATTCTGATGAAAGTGGTAATTTACCAACAGAAATCGACTTCAGACAAATTGGATTATTGATTAATCCGATTGCACAAAGTTCTATTTCAGGTGATGTTCCATATCCAGCCAATGCGGCCATCTATAAAACAACAACCGACTTTGTTGTGGCACCAGGTTTTGGTCTGTATGTGGAAGATGAAACTGTTTATCAAGGAAATTCGTTGGAAGAAGCAACATTTACTGGAACAGTTTTAAGTTTTGACCCAGCAGCCAATGTAATTAGGCTCATAAATACAGTAGGAGATTATACAGTAAACGCTCCTATTTTTGGTAATTCATCTTTAACTGCAAGAACAACATTAAGTGTGAGTGTTCCTGACTTTATTTTATTTTCTGGTTATCTAACATATGTTGAAAATAGAAAAAGTGTTCAGAGAAGTTTTGATGGTATAGAACAATTTAAATTTGTTGTAGGATATTAAAGGAATAAAATGTCGCTAAATTTTAACGTTGATCCATATTATGACGATTTTGATCCGTCAAAAAATTACCATCGTATTCTCTTTAAACCTGGATATGCTGTTCAGGCTCGTGAATTAACACAATCACAAACAATTCTACAAGACCAAATTACCAAATTTGCAGATAACATTTTTAAACAAAATTCTCCGGTAACTGGTGGTCAGGTAACAACAAACTTTGGTTGTTATTATATTAAATTACAAACAACATATAATGATGCATCTATTACTGTTAGTGATTTTGATGGTAAACTAATTCAAAATGCGGATGGTTCCGTATTAGCTCGTGTTATTGCCACAGTTGCCGCTACAGGTACCGGTGGTGTTGGTGATCCTCCAACGTTGATTGTATCTTACAAAACTGGTGGTCACTTTGAAGATGATGATGTAATCTATGATTCCGGATCAAATCTAGCTGCACAAGCAATTCCATCTGGTTCTACTGGCTCTTCTTCTGTTGCTTCTATCGCACAAGGTGTGTTTTACATTTCTGGTAATTACACCCGTGATGATGGTATTACCATTTCTAATGGTGTATTTGTTCAAGTAAATCCACAAACTATTGTAGTAGACAAGTATGATAGCACACCATCACGCCGTATTGGTCTTAATATCACAGAAACAATTCAAGATTATGTAAGTGATACTTCTTTATTGGATCCTGCGGTTGGCGCATCAAATTATCAGGCTCCTGGTGCAGACCGTTATCTTATCACATTAACACTAGAATCTCGTCCATTGGCGTTTGGTGACGATGATGGATTCATTGAGTTGGTTCGTTGTGAAGATGGTAATATTGTTAAATTGGTAGACGGTTCTGTTTACAATGTAATCGATGATTATTTTGCTAAACGTGATTATGAAACTAATGGTGACTATGTTGTATCAGACTTTAAATTAACACCAAAAACAAATTCTAATCCAGACCTTTATACAATGAGTATTGGTAAAGGCCTTGCGTATGTTCATGGTTATCGTTTAGAGAATCAAGCAAGTGTTGATTTAGTATCTAATCGTGCAAGAACAACAGAAACACAAAACAATAATCCAATATTTTTTGATTATGGCTCTTATTTCTATGTTGATAATGTCAATGGCGCCAATGGTGCGTTCTTTGATACAACAACATACGGAACAGTAGACTTACATTGCGTAGATTCTGCAAACATTGCTTTTGGTAATGCAGCCACATATTCTGCAACTGTTGTTGCTTCTGCTAATGTTCGTGGTTTAATCTATGACACAAGTTCTAGCGATACTGCATCAAATACCTACGTCTATAAAGCATATGTTGCAAATATTCAAAATGCAACACAAAGTAATAATGCTGTAGCTGCAACAAGCACAACAATTACTCTTCCAAATTACTTCTCACGCATTACTGATGCATATAAAGGTGTCAATATTTCTATTACTTCTGGTACTGATGCTGGAGATTTTAGAACAATTACCGCTTACAACGGAACAACTAAAGTTGCAACAGTTAATCAAGCTTGGACAGTAACACCAGATACATCTTCCGTATTTACATTGAACTTTGACACCAAAGATGTTGAGTCAATTATAAATGCAACCAAATCTTCTTATCCTGCAACATTGAATGCTCGTTCAAATATCAATGTTCAAGGTCGTGTTGGTAACATTTCTTCGGGTGATGCTGTATTACAGAATCCAACTATTCCAGAATTGGTGTTTACTGTTGGTAGTCCATATGTTTCTACATTGACAGACACTTCTTATACAACACAACAAGTTTGGAGAAGTTTAGCTTTCACATCTACTGGTGGTGGTGTATCTGCTGAGTTGAACTATGAAGGTGATTACTTGAATGTTATCAAACATTTTGGTACTCCTGGTTCTACATTATCACACGATTTAGTTAAACAAAATTATCAAATCATTGTAACCGCAAAAGGTTCAGGTTGCACATTGAACGTTGGTGATAATGTTCCTTGGACAACTTCTGGTAGAACAATCACATTAGATTCTGATGGTTCTATTGCAACTTTGGCTGCAACTGATGTAGGTGGAACATTTACTGCAACTGTATATGCAAAAGTGTTTGTTGAAAATGGTCAAAATCAAGGTCATATTCTTAAAAACAAAACAATTATTAATGCAAATACCACAGTAGTTAACACAAGTAATACTGCGGTTGCAACATATACATTTGTTGATGATACTACATTGACTTCAACTGGCCAAGTTTACATTCAACATGCTGGTTTGGTATCTCCAGGTCAAAAACAATCATTATATCTTTCTGATGTAAAACGACTCGTTAAAATTATTGATACTGGTTCTACAACTGCACAAGCAACTGTTGCTATGTTGACCAATTCAGCTTATGATATCACAAGTCACTATCTTTTCGATAATGGTCAAAGAGATGGTTACTATGACCACGCAAGCATCACATTAAAACCAGGTATGCCACAACCTGTTGGTAATATTTTGGTGTTGGTTGATTATTATCAACATTCTGGTGGTGACGGATACTTTAGTATCAACTCTTATGTAAACGAAGATTACCAAGAAATTCCACAATACATTTCTTCTGGTGGTGCTGTATATGCATTGAGAGATTGTATCGATTTTCGTCCTGCTCGTGTTAATGCCACAACAGCATTTGAATTGCGTTATTCTAACTCCGCAACAAACAAAGGTGCGTTCTTACCTGTAGACATGACTACATTTGTTGGAGATTACACATACTATTTGGGAAGAAAAGATAAACTTGTTCTTTCTAAAGATAGAAGCTTCCAAATTGTAGAAGGAACTCCTTCTCTCAATCCAATTCTACCTTCTGAACCAGATGGTTCTTTGGTAATTGCTATTTTAACTCATACACCATATACAGGTTATATTCCAACTGAAGCACCTACTGGTTCTGTTGCTGACTTGTCTATCGATAAAGTTAAACATAAGCGTTATACCATGCAAGATATTGCTGGTTTGGAAAACCGTATCAACCAAGTTGAATATTACACATCATTGAGTTTGTTGGAACAGAAAGCAAGTTCATTACAAATTTCTGACTCTCTTGGTTTGAACCGATTCAAAAATGGTATTTTGGTTGATGACTTTAGTTCATATGCAACTGCCGATACATTGAATACTGATTACTTGGCAACAATTAATCGCCGTTCAAGAATTATGACGGCTACTCAAAATGTTCGTAACTTCCCATTGAAGTCTTTGGCAACTGCATATAA